AGAGAAACGAAATGAGTACGACATGAGGCTCGAGAAATTTAACTCATTAGTAGTAGACCGTGTTGTAAAATCCGTAGAATATCGTCCGTTTAACCTTATAACATCAAGTAAGGATGAAAAGGTCGAGTTGTATAAAAAAATAGATTCCCCTGCCGAAAAATATATCTATTATTCAGATAACATGGCTTTCATATATTTTCCAAATATGAAAGCGGTGTTTGGCATCTATTTGAGAGAACTTGATTATATAGGAAAAAATGTTAAGCAGTTTCTATCTAAATTAGAGGAATGCCCTAATCACACATTTTTGAATATTAAGGCATCCGAAAATATTCCGAATTACATGTGGAAAGTATTGAGAAACCGTCAGTATGTCATTCCAACACTGTTCTACGATAACAGGAATTAGTTTTTTTATCATTAAGAACTATTTATAAGAAAATAGATTAATGAAATTACGCTTTGTACATAAGAGATTTATGAAAAGGGGCAACAGTAAGATAGTTAATGTTCGCCCCGAGGCGAATGTAGCTCCTAAAGAGCAAAAACAATCTGCCGCAAAGTCGGAAAATAAAAAAGCACCAAAAAAGAAAAGCGATATGAACGAGATGGAAAAAATTGCCAAAGCAGAAGATGTAATGGCTGCAATGACTCCGGAAGTTAAGGTTGTTAAAAAAGAGCGTGGTCTCATCGAGAGAACAGAATCTTCAAAAATAATCCTAACGGAAGATAATCGTCAGGTTCTTAACGACTAATAGAAAATGATTGACAAACAAGAGTATATTAGAAAGTTTAGGCGTTGCATATTGGAATATACAAGCCCATCTTCTTATGTAGAGGAAGATGGTGACGATATGAACGCTGACTTGGGCGGTGGAGCTGCAGGCGATGCACCCGCAATGGGTGGAGCGCCAGGCGCAGACCCTACAATGGGTGGAGCACCCGGTGCAGACCCCACAATGGGTGGAGCGCCAGGCGCAGACCCCACAATGGGTGGAGCACCCGGTGCAGACCCCGCAATGGGAGGCGACCCCGCTGCTGATGGAACAGCAGGAGGCGGCCCTGATGGTGCGGCCCCCGAAGGTGGAGAAAGTACCCCTCCTGAAGGATTTGCCCCTCAAGGCGTGGACCCTAATTCAAGTTTAGACGGAATGGGCGGTTCACAACAAGGTGATGAAAATCCAATGGGTGGTCCCGAAGGTGATATGGGTGCAGCACCTGAAGAGGGTGGAGAAGACGAAGAAGTCATCGATGTTGACGAATTGACAAACTCCCAAGAAGAAACAGCCCATAAAGTAGACGCCCTTTCGGGTAAATTCGAAAAGGTTTTGGCATCACTTGAAAAACTCGAAAAGAAAATTTCAGATGTTGACAGCCATACCAACGAGTATTTGCGCTCTATGGAGTCTGAAATGGAAAAGAGAAATCCGACTCCAATGCAGAGGATGACGATGCGTTCAACGAAGTCCGCTCCTTACAGCATGACTCCTAATGAATACATGAACAACTATGCGCCAGACAATTACAGCGACGAGCCCGATAATAATGGCGCAGACGACCCACAATACAAAATCATGAAGTCAGATATTGATAATATAAGAGATTATAATTCAATAGCCAGAGAATTTGGCGGAGATATGGGGCTTCATGACATCATGGGCAATTAATGAAAACTAATTCACGCATGTCCCTGAGAAATCAAACATGCGGGTATAGTTTTCTTAAAACTTTGTTTTTTTGTAAGATTTTTTGTATCTTAGCAATAAGATATTATTTTCAATTATAACTTTTTTAAAAAATTTTTATTTATTATGGGTAATCCAATTGACCTACCAAACATTACGCCCGAGTCTATTGAATTCGGAAACGACAACAATTCAACAAGACCGTCAAGCAACGGTTTTAATTCTAAAAATTATCTTAATGTTCGCCTCGATGAAGGAGAAGAAGAAAAGACAATTACAATCAGGCTTCTCCCGATGGACCTTACCACAGGTAATCCATTTGCAAAAATTCATGTTCATAATGTCGAGGTTCCAAAGGAACTTGTTAAAAAGGGCCAAAAGCCGTACAAGGATTATATCTGTGTAGCAAGAACTGCAGATATTGACCATGAGACATTCGGCAATAAGTGCCCCTTCTGCGAGATTAACAAGCGAGCATACGACGAATCAACAAAAACAACAGACCCTGTTATCAAGAAAAATTGGCAGGACATTTCCATTGCAAACCTTCATCGTGAGGCCGTTATCGTGCGTTGCATTGAGCGCGGCAAGGAAAACGAAGGAGTGAAGTTTTGGAAGTTTAAGACACGCAGTGACAAGACCGACCCGTACAATCAGATTATCAAACTATACAATCTGAGGAA